CGCAATAATCTGAAGGGTCATTACCAATTATCCTCTTAATTCTGTCTTTCAGCATATCACACGTATCTCCATGACAGAATGCGTCTGTGTTGTGTTTTATATCCTTAAACAACTAATCCTATAAATATGTTAAAACTCCGCACAAATTTTCACTGGGTGAGAAAATCAATCAAGGTCGAGTGCTATCCATGTCTGGATGTGTAGTTGTGTACTATACCTCTCCAGATTTCACCATTAACTCAAATGCTCCGTGAAAATTTTCACGTTTAGGATGATGGAGCTATTTATGAATGACTCGCAAATATTTATTAGATTTATTTCTAGGGAAATCTTTCGACATAACCCATTCCTCTACCCTCGGAATAGTAATATCTGGGAGATTCCTAATCCATGTGTTAAAAATAACATTAACAATAAAGCCGAGCTTCTCCACTATTTTAATATCAGGTTGTACTCTAGCAGACAAGTGTCATTGGAAGATAGCAACAACCATATTATTCTACGTCTTGGAATCCCATTCAAATTCAGTCACTTTATTGACTCCTTGGTATACATTAAGGCCCAAAAATTGTGATTCACGTTCTCTCGGTTGGGTCGTTTGTATGACATCCAACTTTGATTTAATATCTTCAATAGTTCTATGATTCTCTACAGATTTCACACTATCGGATACACATACAGCGTCAGCTGTAATCATGTCAACATCAATTTTCTTCTGGTAATAATATACATTTTTCTCATAGCCGGTTTTCACGGCCGGAAATCTTTGTAATTCATTTTCTACCTAGGCCAGCTCTGGCGCTATTTCTAAATCCATTCTACCTACAATTATTTTGCATTCTTCCTCTGCAGTATAGGGTTCGTCTGGCTTTACATTCTTCAAGGCCTGTATCGCGGCGTATCCGGCGAATATTATTGGTATGTAGTTACCGGAATAAATTCCATATGCTAAAGAAGTACCAATCAATAATGCGTCCAGTACCCATGCGGCAGATGATGTACCCTTGAACTAAAAATCTGCTTTATACTATGATTTTAAAACCATAACGGTGTTTCTATCCTGGATTGCGTTTCCGTTTAATTCTGGTGCAACATGCAGCTTAAGGCCGTTCCAGAATTCTGAGTATACCTATGTTGATTTGAGTTTAACCTCTGCCAGAGAATTCAACATTCTGTCTCTCTGTGGGTTTAATGGGACCTAAAATGTGCTCAGGTCCATGGGGTCCATTTTTGTCACTATAATATCCGCATTACATAGTTGCATCTTAAGGAAATTCCCCAAGAATGCAACATATGGCTCTGAGAAATAATCCCCTCCATCAAATCGATAGACGAACTTGGGGCTCCCTATCGCCTATATGGTGACAAATCCCTCTCTCATAGGTAATACATGGGACTCCCTCTATAAATGAG